TGGTGGTCTCGATCTGGACATCAACGGAGTTCCGTTCGCGATCACAGCCAGTCTTGCCGCCATGGCGGACGAGATCATCAAGGCCAGGGCAAACTGCACGGTCTGCGGCCGACCGGCGTCAAAGACCCATCGCTCAACCACCGGTCACCACGCTGCGGATGGACCCCACATCGAGCTTGGGGCGACTGATAAGTACGAGGCCAGGTGCAATCAGCACTGGCGGATGTAGAAGGCACCGCACGGTGCCTTTCAATCGAAGGTCATTCGCCCTGACCGTCGGCGGCCGTCCTTTGATGAGATGATGGAGTATCCAGCGGCACGCATCTTCGCCCGCACAAACCTACGCGCCTCGTTGTAATCCTGAAACTTGGTGGGCGCGGCATCATCGCCGCAGGTAACGGTCCACCCCTCTGTGCCGACCGGCCACCGATCTGGGCGAGTTTCTTTTCTTCTTCCCCTTCGAGAGGGACTGATACCAAAACATTCCCCCGCCAATAGGATTCCCTCATAGAAATCTCCGATGGATTTGATATGTTACATCTATCCCCCAGCATTGCGTAATACGATAATTCTAAAATGAAAAGCCTCCGGGCGCAACCCAGAGGCACTGTGTGCGGCCAACAATTAGGCGCTCATTAATCTCCGTAAATCCTAAGAACGTCCTCAATCACGGGATGACGCTCAACATCTTCATTAGTGAACTTACAAACTGCAATGGCATCCGATCCTATACGTTCCAGTCTTTCAACGAAGTCCTTGAGGCCGTTCTGAGCGTAGCCTCTGTCGTGTTGCTGGAGATCGCCTGTCACGAAGATTCGGGTGCCTTCTCCAATTCTGGTGAGCACCATCTTCATCTGGCTTGAGCTCGCATTCTGGGCCTCGTCGAAGATCACGATGGACCGCTTGAAGGTCCTGCCGCGCATATAGGCCAGGGGAGCGATCTCGATGATCTCCTCCTGAAGCATGCGCTCCACCTGTGAGACCGAGTAGTGCTCCTTGAACACGTCCATGATGGGGGTGACCCAAGGAGACATCTTGTCGATGATAGTTCCAGGCAGGAACCCGTGCTGCTCGTCTGTGCTCACGGCCGGACGGGTGATGACAATCCGATCGATACTGCCTGTCTGGAGTTGCTGGATGGCATATAGAGTCGCGAGGAGAGTCTTGCCGCATCCGGCAGGTCCCATTGCGAAGACGATGTGCTTGCTCGCGTCGTAGAGGGTTTCGACGTATTCCTCCTGGGCGAGATTGCGCGGGATGATTTCCACTCGCCTCTTCCGGGCCAGCCTGCGATCCTCGTGGTCACCGATCGGGATGATCTCAGCTTCATGAGTGTGACGACCGTAGTTCCGGTCCTCACGCGGGTTTGGCTTATTGGCGCGCTTGGCACGCCGGGTACTGTGTTTAGCCACGTGGGCCTCCCTTTTGTGGGTTGGTTTATTTGTGCCGCACATGACTATTTAGAATGTAAAAACCGCCGTGTATCGGCGGTTTTTGTGCCCCGTCTATCGACTAAATAGCATTCACGACTTCCTCATTGCACCGGGAAAACTCAATCATCTTGAACAGGGCGGAACGCCCAATAGCGAACCGACGCAGATTTACAATTTCCTCGATATAACGATCCCGACTGGTAGTCAGGAAAACGTCGATCTCGCCATCATGATTGCGAATGACGTGACAGTCGTGACGGTCGGAGCTACCGACACCCTTGCGCTTGTAGGATAGAGGATGCGTCTGCGTGATCCGCCCGATCTCGATCAACTCCTCCTCACCCCACTCCGCCCTGTCAAAGGCGTCAAACATGGTCGTCAGCGGAGTTGCCCGCACGAAGTCCACAGCGACCTTCCCGATACGGATGAAGTGGCTCTCGTCGGGAGGCGCCCCGTTCTGGTCCTCCATCTCCTGAGCGTAACAGACGGCGATCTCCCTCCCTAGCGCAATGACATAACCCCTCATCGTGTCCCTCAACTCGTTACTCGCTATCTTTGGTAATTCCGCGTATTTCGTATACCTTATCTAGGCTGTTCCGTCCATAGAAGAAAAATTCCATTCTCTTCTCTTCGTCCGATGACGTTGTCATGTCAGACGAAATATGAACGGTAACGTTCTCAAGACGGTTCTCGATCCGAAATGTGTCCGCGAAAACCTTAATTACGCCGGGCCCTTTCTCCTTCGTGTGTTTTCGAGCGCCGCCAGCTCCTCGTCAGACCACTCGCGGTCAAAGGTATCGGGGAAGAGCTTCCTGAGCGGCGTCCTGCGAATGTACTCGATGGCGGCCCTCCCGACGCGAATGTCCAGCGTTTCTGGGAAACGCTCACCCGGTGTAGCTGCTGCGGCGTACTCACTGAGCAGTACTCACCACAGCTCGATGACGTATTCCCTCATTCCTTCCGCTCATCACGCTGCGTCAGCCAGGATGTCGTCAGACCGACCAGGGCTGAATCATCTATCGAATTACGTGGACGCTCCTTCTTGGTCGGGACATATCGACACCAAGACAAAATATACGGCCTACAATTCCCCATAAGCCCACTATCTCTGCCCTCAATATGTTGCCTAAATATCACTGTGAACGCCTCAGGTGCCATTTCGTATACGAAAGGACATAGACGCAAGCGTTCCGCTATGTATGAGGCATTCTCGTTCAACGAGTTTTTTCAATCAGTGGAAGGATATTTCATGAAGAAGATTCTTACGGCCGCGCTTGGCCTTTTCGCTTTCGCATTTGTCGCCATCGCATCCACGCCGACCGTCGCCGCCGACGTGCCTAACCGGGCCGCTCTCCCCGCCCGTCCCGTGATGGTCGTTCCGACCTTCGCCAAGACCGGTTTCTATGTCTCCGGTCACGCTGGCGGCGCAACTCTCGGAAAGGGCGCCGTCGTGGGTGTCGGCGCCGGTTATGACTTCGGCATGGTCCGCCTTGAGGCCGACTACGACTACCTGGGTGGCAAGAAGGGCGTGCGCGGCCACATGTTCACTGCCAACGCCATCCTGGAGCATGACTTCGACCGCTTCACCCCTTACGTCCTCGCTGGTGCTGGCTTCCGCTTCGCCGATGACGTGAAGTGGAACGAGCGCATCGGCGTCTATGTCCTTGGCGCTGGCCTTCGCTATGCCGTCACTGACAACCTCGACATCGACGGCCGGTACCGCTACGTGGCCCCGTTCCAGTTCAACAAGGGGCGTGACCACCTGTTCACGGTCGGCGTCAACTACCGGTTCTGACAGAGCCGGACTTGATGAGAAAGGCCCGCTCCAGCGGGCCTTTTTGTTGCGCTGTTTCCCGATGCCGAGGGGGACACAGAGCGCGAGATCATGAACAATCTCGGATTCTGGAGAATTTACGATTGCGGCTCCATGCTGCTCAGATGGACGCCAAGACACTGAAGTGCATTACGCCCAGCCTGTAAAAACAAAAAGGCGCCGAAATTGGCGCCTTTTTGCTTGCATTTTATTGCCGCTTTCTTTAAATGAACGTCAGCGAGGAGGTGTCGATACCAACAAGACCCAGGTAATCAGCAGCGTTACCAAGCGAGGTCGCAGAGTTCGAAAGCTCCACGTAGCCATAACGGGTCATGAAGGACACGACCGGCTCCATCGTCTGCGGGTCGATCAGAACGCCCGAAGAGGTCAGCGGGACGTACGGGCAGTAGAACGCCGCAGCATCGGTTTCATTGCCTTTGTAACCGACCAGGACCGGCGTCGAGTCAGACGCATACTGGTCCACGTAGACGCGCAGGGTGTTGTTGAGGGTACCGACGTAACGGGTGTTGGTCGGAGCCTCGAACACGCCCTCGGTCGTGCGGGCGAAGGCCGAGGTGGTGGCGGACTGGAGGATCGTCAGCGCGGTCGGCGAGACGACGACCCAGTTACCAGCCGCACGGCGCGTACGGGACGCGATCAGGTTGGCCTGACGGTTGATGAGAGTGGCGAGAGCGGCGTGAACGTCACCGACGAAGGTGGGGGTGCCGGTCACGGCGGTCTGCGAGAAGACAGAGGTCGGAGCACCCGGCAGAGCACGGAGCGAAGCAAGGATTTCCTGGTCGATCTCAGCGGTGATCTGCTGGGCGAGAACCGCGAGAATCTCGGCCTCGATGTCGATGCCCTGCTGAGCCTGGGCGTCCTGAGCGGCCTCGAAGGTCCAGCGAGCGCTGAGCTTACGGGTCTTGGCCTCGACGACCTGCTTCAGAATCTGTATCGACAGGCGGTTACCAGCGCGCCCCTCAAGCACGGCGGTCGGAGCAGCGCCCGGCTTGTTGACATCGCCGTTACCCGAGTAGAAGCGGGCGATATCGAAGGGCGACAGGGCCTCAGCGCCAGCGGTGACACCCGAACCGTCAGCCGGGAAGGTGTCGGCATAGCGGACGCGCAGGGTGTGAATCTGGGCGACCGGACCAGTCATCGGCTGAACACCGATGATTTCGTTCGCAATGACGGTCGGCATGACGCGACGGATGACCGGCAGGATAACCTTGTTGAGGGTCGCGACCGAGGCGGCGTTCGTGGCGCCAGCGGTGGCCTGCTCAAGTAGCATCAGCTCGCGGCGGGTGTTCTCAAGAACGGTTTCCATAACCCGACGCTTGGTGTCGTTGCGAGAACCGTCCTGGTTGTGGGTGAGATCACGACCCTCGCAGAGGGCTTCCTTCGTTCTCTTCCACTGGGACTCGAAAAGAATATTCATATTATTTTGCTCCCAATTACTTCAAAGAACCGGCTAAACCGAATTACTTTTTCCAAGTATATTTACTTGATTACGCTAAAAACGGGCATTTAAGCCTTATTTTCGAATGCCTGCGAGACGCACAACCTCAGCAACCTCGCTGTCTTCCTCGAAGAGGCCCTGAGCGAAGGGAGCGGGGGTCTTGTCTCCGGTGACGGGGACGGTGCGACGAACAGACTTCGCCTCGTTGAGAACGTCTCTCTCGCGGGCATGCTTGCGGCGCGTCTCGTTCAGGACGACGGGCAGCAGCTTGTCGAAGGTGGCCCGCAGGTGCTCCGTCTTGGTGGTCTCAAGCATAGACTCCATGACGGCTCGCTTCTCGCGGCTCAGACCGGACAGGAGTTCTCCCATGATCTTCGCGCGATTGGCACGTTCCTCGGCGAGGCGCATCTTGCGCTGGAGAATATTCAGCTCCTCATTGGCCTCGTTGAGCTTGGCCTGGGCCTCGGAGAGAGCCTTGTCCTTGCTCTCCAGAATGCTCTGGAGCTTGCGAATTTCAGACCCCTCGGTGAAGTAGGAGGCCATGAACTCCGCAGCGACAGCCTCGAAAATACGGCGACCGAAGTTGTTCTGCCGGTTCCGTTCGAGGTCCTCGTGAAGCTGAGACATCTCATGCTTCAGAGTCGATGTGATCACGGACTCGACCTTGCGGGCCGCATCCTTGATGAACTTCTTTCTGGTCTCGGCAATCTTCTGACGGCCTTCCGCAACGACCTTGACGCGAGCTTCGACGAGGGCACGCTTGTCCTGGCGGAACTCCGTCAGCTCCTTGCTGAGCTGGTTAACCACGAATTCGTCGATCTTCTTCAGGCGCTGAGCCGTCGCCTTGGCGACATCCGCCTTTACGGCCTGGTACTGCTCATCGAGCTTCTTCTTCCTGGCCTTGAGAGCCTTCTTCTCCTCGTTAAGGGAGCGAATCGTCTTGGTCAGCTGCGCATCGATGAGCTTCCGCGACTGGGAAATGTGTTCAGCGAGCTTGGCCTTGTAGTGCTCGCGAGCTTCCTTGACAGCGGTGGCGAAGTTGTCACGCGCTTCCTTCAGCTTGGCGACCTCCTCGGCCTTCTCCTTTTCGGTCTTGTTCACGACATCGGAGAGCATGCGATCCATGGCCTCGACCAGGTTCGCCTTGTCGTGCTCATAACGCTGGGCGAACTCCTCGCGCAGCGACAGCTCGATGTCAGCGCGCGCTTCCGAGACCTTCTTTTCGAATGCCTCCTGGAGGGAATCGATCATCTCCTTCGGAAGACCGCTCTCTCCAAGAATTTTGGCAACATTATCCATCAGAATTACTCCTCCGGTGTATTTAACACTTAAGATTATCGATCCAGTTCATAAGCTCTTCGTAGAGATACTTTTGAGCCTTGGGGTCGTGAGAAACAGCTTCGGCGAGGTCTTGAATAACGGCGCCGCGTCTGCTGTAGCGGGCTTCGTAGACCGGCTTCGGATACGCATTTGGAGCGGACGGCCGGGCAACGATGTCTACGGTGATGATTTCGAAATCGGATACTTCACCTCGTTCATTGACGTTTCCAGAACCGCGACTGGAAACACCAAGTTTTACGTCCGCCTCAATAAGGGTTCTTATGATATTTCCCATCGGGGTCGGAAGAATACGGAGCTTTCCGTAGCCGGAATTACCGTCCATCCACATCGACTCGATCTTATGGGAAACACGATCAAGATTGATCGTCAGTTCTTCCGGGTGGTCGCATTCGCCGAGGACGCTCTCACCGCGCCGGAGAATGTCATTGACGTGATCTACGGCCTTCTGAATTTCGCGCACCGGATAGATGCGCTCGTTGAGGTTGCGCACACCGCCCTGAATGAAAATGCCCTTCATGAAAAGATTTTTGCCCTTGCCGCCTTGATCCTCTGCGGCCTCATAAACGACATTGGCTTGATCAAATGAAAGGCTTTCCTTCAAAAACATGGTCATGACGCAACCTCAACTTATTATTATTTTCTTTATTTCAATCAGCACATCGGCTTATTGACGAGCGCCTTCTTGTCTCCTTCCTTGGAAACGGGCTTCATGCCATCCGTCGCCTTCGAGCGAACGTTGCGGCGCTTCTTCATTTCCTTGACCGGGGGAGCGGGCTCGCGGTCGAAGCCGACATGCGTCTCGCCCTTAATGGCAACTGGCCTGGCATTTTTCGGATCGGCCTTTTTGCCGGGAACGGCCGAACGGGTATTGCGGTCGATGATCCTGCCCTTGCCGACTTCCTTGCCGTCAATGTTCTCGACGTTGACCTTCTCAAGATCGCTCAGGGCGGACTCGGCCAGACCCTCGAAGTCCTCAAGGTCCTCCTCGGACTCACGGACCTCGTCCTGCATGTCGTCCTCGACGGTGTCGGCAATCTCTTCAGCCTCCTCGTCGGACAGCTCAGGATCGAGCTCGCCTTCCTCTTCCTCGTCCTCGTCCTCTTCCTCTTCCTCTTCCTCGTCGGCCTCTTCCTCTGCCTGTTCGGCAGCCATCAGCTCCTCGAACTCCTGAGTCAGCTTCTCCAGCTGATCCTCAAGACGAGCGATGCGCTCTTCTGCCTCAGGATCGGAAATCTCGTCCTCGTCGTCGTCCTCGCTGGCGTCCTCAACGTCGATGTCAAGATCGTCAGCGACCTTCTCGGCGTCGTCCTCAAGGTCGTCGTCCTCAAGGTCGTCGTCCTCTTCATCGGCCGAGACCTCTTCCTCGCGATCCTCAGCACCCTCCTCGGCGCCCTCATCTTCTTCACCATCGACGCCGTTCTCTTCGTCGTCCTCCAGTCCACGGAGGTCTTCCTCGGTGAACATCTCGTCGGCGACGATGTCGTCGATGTCATCCACGATGTCGTCGTCCTCATTGCGAAGAGACTCGTGGACCTGACGCGCGCGCTCGACAATAAACTTGTGGAACAGCGCTTCCGCCTGCTCCTTCTCCTCATTGATAAGGTGAATCAGCGCTTTCTCAAGAATGGAACGCATAGGTATTTCTCCACATTTGGTTGCTCGGATG